GGTCAATAATATCCCTTGGTGGTGGAGTGTTGATATCGAATCCTTTAATTTGAGATTTTAATTCTTCCATATAGTTTAATTACCATCCGTAATAAGCTCCGTATTGTTGTGCGTATGGGTCATTTGCGTTTGCAGTAGGAGTATCCGTCGTAGTTGCTCTGTCATATTCTGGCGTGAATCCACCAGTGTATGCGTCCCACGCATCTTCAAGACCGAATACAGCGGCATTTGACCTGTAAGACTGCGCTTTATTTTTTGCAGCTGATTTAATAGTTGTAACGAGTTCATTAGCTGCGTCTGCAATCTTTATGGCTGTCTCAGGTCTAACAATTTGTCCACTTGTAATTTTCGTTATTTCCTTTTGAATATCTCCAATGCGTGAGTCTATTGTATTCAAGTTAGAAAGTTCCCCTTCTCGTACAGCAGATTGGTACGTATCCAATGCTTGGATATACGCGTATGACAAGTTCATTTGTAGTGCAGCATCACTTGGATTAGCGTATATTGATTCTATTGATTTACTCAATATAGGAGTTCTGTCAACAGCTTGTATAAGTGGTGACTTCTCATATCTTGTAATGATGTTGTTTAACATAGATGCTTGAGTAGATGTAAGGTCCCCGAACTGAGTTTTACCTGACGCTGTGCTTTCTTTCTGTGCCATTCCTGCGTACTTGCCGAGTTGTTCATCGTAGAATGAATCAGCGGCACCTCGTTGTTGTCGAATCTGGTCTGGACTGAAAGCCATGTTAGGGTCAATTTCATAGAGTCCTGTACGTCCTGCTTTCTCGTTAGCTTTCTGAGCTTGGAGTCGAGATAGTTGGTCCATCGCTGAGCCTCCTAGTTGTTGATTGAAGACGTTTCCTTTGTTTAGTGAGCCACTCATTTCATTGAAAAGATTTACAATGTCTTCGTCTGAGTACTGACTAGAACCATTGAAACTAGATGTTGGCGCAGCTGGAGCATCTGGAGTTGCTGGTGGAACGTATGCTTGTGGTGCCGCTTGTGGAAGAGGAGTTTCTTGTGTAGCGACTGTAGAACCGTATTCAGGTTTATATGTAGGTGAAGAGTATGTGAGTCCGTTGATAGAACCACCTTGGGAGAGGTTAGAAGCAGTATTCTTTCCTGCTCTAAGGAACTGCTCTAACATAGAAGCAGGTATTCCTACTGCTGGTACTGCCGTCTTTAATGAGTTGTAAGCTGTTTGAAATGAGTTCATATTATACGTTGAATGGGTTATACATCTGTGTTGTTAAATTCTGTGTGCCACCTGCTCGTTTATTAGACTCACGTTCTGCATTGTATCGTCCTACGAATCCAAATGGGTTGTAAGCCTGTGTCTGTGTAGATGTGAATGTTGGTTTTTCTCCATTGAATGAAGCCTGAGTTTTATTGAATATTGGCTTAGGAACATTAGCACCGAAGTTATATTCGAAGTCTCTTTGTTTAGTTCCAATGTTATCTTCAACAGTGTTAGCGTTAGCTTGAAACTTTTGATTGTACTGATTAAGGAGAGAGTTAGCTCGTTCCTTTCGTGCAGAAGAAGCCCATGTACCTCTAATACCTTCCGTGTCATCTAAAGTATTCTTGTCAGAAACTAATCCAGATTGTAGAGCCTCATCAGATAGTCCATAGTCTCTTAGTTGGCTTGAGAGGTAAGAATCTAAGTCCCCACGAGAACGTTGTTCTAGTTGCTGGTAGTATTTAGCTTGTTCAGCGTCAGTTATCTCTCTGTTCACTTGTAGAGTCTCAGGAGTAATAGCCACGTTGTTTTGAAGACCCTGAGCGAGTACAACAGCTCGTTGGTCGCCTGAGTCAATCAGCTGTTGGAATTTCTGTGCAGCCGTAGCGTTTCCAGATTTTTGTAGGTTCTGTACAACATCAACCAATTGCTGATTATTTTTGAGTACATTGTTACTTTGAGGACCAAATATACCGTCAACTGTCAAGCCTTTAGAAGCCTGATACTCTTTTAAAGCTTTTTCAGTTATAGGTCCGAAGTATTCTGTTGTTGATTGACTTTTAGGAAAGAAGCCAGCGTCCTTCAACATTTGTTGGAGTTTTGTGACCTCAGTTCCTCTTGAGCCGAATTGTAATGGTTGCATATTATTGTATATAAACTATGAAATTGAAAGCTGTGTCTGTTTGTGTACCTGCATCTGTGTATGTTTCTACGTCAAACTTTGTAGATGTTTCACCACTCACACAAATAGTCCTTGATGCAGTGTCTGACGCTGTTACTATCGGAACATAGTTTGTGAATCCTAGGTTGTGAGTAATAGTGTAGTTACCTGATGAGTTCTTCGCTACAGTCCATCTATCTGATAAGAATGGTGTTGACTTCGCTCCAGCTGATGTTACTTTTCCGAACCCTACTACTGATGGTTGTGGGAAGTTTACTTGACCTTGGTAATAAGGAGTGTTTGGATTCTCCACCTTTCTGACAGCTTTTATCCCTAAAACTTGGTCTATAGCACTAGAGCCCTCTGATTGTATCTCACCTTTCTTAGAAAAACGGTTAAAGTTACCAGAGTTTTCTGGTGTGAATTTAATCGGTACAAATGGTGCGTTATTGTCTTCCATAAGTGTTGTCGTATCCCATATCAACTAGTTTTAATATCGTAGGACTACCAATTGAACAATATGTTCCATTCACTATAGTCTCTCTTCGACTTGTTCCCATTACTCGAAATCTAATCTTGTTAAATGGTACAGATATAAAATCCTTAAAGTAAGTTACTGCATTGTTATCAAGTCTACCAATGTTTCTCCATTTAGAGTTTATTTTTGAAACAGGTGTACTAAGAAATGTAACTTCTTCATCATAGTCAACTTGGTATGCAACATCGAATCCGTTTGCGTTGTCGTTTGGAAAGGCAATACCTTGAATCTTTTTTAAATGAGACTCAGAGCCGAAATCATACCACTGAGTGACATAAGTACCAACAACGTCAACCGTTGAGTTGTCAATGATTGAAGCAGAAGAGCCTTGTAACAAACCGTTACCAATCTGTTCACTAAATGTACTCGCAAATCTATCTCTCGAACCATCTGTTGATGTACCGAGCAAGTAAATAGTCTGAGTACCAGAACGGTCTACGGATGTAGTTGTAGCTTTTATAACATTACGCATGAACGTATATATAGTCCATACTTGAGTATTTATGTTGTATCTGTACACAATAGAACCATTTTGTTGACCTCCGTTGTTATTGAAATATTGCAAGAATGAGAAGTAAACATAATCATCCATCGCAAATGCTTTACATGTCAAGAAATCACCAGTTGAAACTTGGTGATATCCCAAAGATTTAATCTTAGATGATATGTTCTGTACTTGCCCTGTTTCTGACAACTTATAGAACCCAGAAGGGTGCGCAAAGTATATACCATCAGAGCCTAAAGTTATACACTCCTGGGTTGGTGCTCCAACGTTTGAGATAGGTGCGTTATCTTGAGATTGTGTGTTGAATATTCTAAATATTCCATTGTGGGTGAAAGTAAAAAGAACTTGTTGACCTTGAGCGAATCCTGTCACATAATCTCCATTGCCAGCATTAATTGTTAAATACTGTGAAGTTCCAGTTGTGGATGCTACACCTGCTGCTGGAATTACATCTGTGTAAAAAACTCTATTATTTGAGTTTGTTGACGATGCGTACCAAATGCGCCCAACAAAACCTGCGTTTATTAAATCAACATCAGAAGGAACGCCAGTTACACCAGCTATACTAGCAGGAGCAGACGCACCAGTGGTATATTTCAAAACAGTGTTGTTACCGTTTGTCATTATTAAATTACCTTGTAATATTGAATATCTAGCAGTACAAAACACAGGAAATACACTTGTATAAGTTGTCGTAGTGAATGCTCCAAGGTCATAGTACTTGAGAGAAGTTCCAATCTGGTAGTACAACCTGTTAGCAGAGCCAGAAGGCTGGAACAAAGCTGCTGACCATTCGTTTGTTGAATCAGGAGTAAATGAACCAGCAATAGGTCTTCGTAAAGTCATCATTCCTAATCTGTCATTATGAAAATTCTGAGCATAAGATACACTTGTTTGAGGTGCTACATAATAACTAGCAACGCCATCTGCGACTATTCCTTCTGATATTGGTGGTAATACTATGTCTTCTGCTACTTTAGCCATATTATGTTATGATGATTTGAGATTGACCAGTATAAGGGTTTCCAAGCATGGTATCAATAGAGTTCCTAAATCTCTTGTAGTCTTGGTCGTCTTCTCCTATTGAGTTATCTCGACGTTTCTTTATTGCAAAACGGATATAGTCAATATAGATATTACGATAGTGTTCAGGTACAACGTCAGTTAAATATTCTAGGTCAGCTAGTTTCTCGTAGTAGTCTATGTATAGGTTTTTACCTTGGAGAGAGGTAGGTATAGGTCGTTCAAACCACACCTTTCCGTCAAATACTGTAAAGAAGAATGGGTACGAGAATGTAGCGTAAGCCCAGATTTGGCATCCGTCTGGGAGTGCTCGTGTTACCCCAGATACACCAGTTAAAGTATTTGTTGCTAGATTGTTACCAGTATAAGTTATTGTAAGAATAGACTGCGTAGGGTCATCAGTTGCAGCGTAAACAGTTCCAGAAGCAGGGAAGTCTCCAGAATTAGTAAGAACAATAGATGTCGCTGAGATACTTGTTATACCACTTGTTGGTGCGTAGCGGTTAATATAAGAAACACTGTTCCATCGTCTTTTGTCAACGTATGTCAAAGGTACATTAGCCGCTACTTGCTGTCGTGCATATCTAGCATTTAGGATTGTCCTATTAGTCTCATCAAAGTCGATGTTTGTAGGAAGTGTAACAAAGTTTCTACCAGCAAGCATTTGAATAGGATACTCAAAGTTCTGTCTCCATTCATTCATTCTACCGTAACCAAAGTTTGTGTTAGCTAAGTTACGGGCATCGTTTAAAGCTCCAACAAAGAATGAGTCAGTAAGTCCTGTTGTGTCACCCATTTGACTCTTAGCTCGTTCAATTAAGTATCCAGCTGTTGTTACTCCAAATGAAGAAGAAGCTGCCTCATCTGAGTAGTCAGAGTAAACAGTCGCACCTTGATTTAGAAAACGAACTCGGTACCATGTAGTAGCTGTACCAGCCCCATGTTGGTATACGGTATTCTGTGAGGTCCAATCTATACTTACAGTCGCTAGTACTGAGTAAGAACCTCCTTGAGAAGTAGCTGATTCGATTACAACTTGGTTATACCGAACATTCTGAATAGGCTCACCTTGAGCGTGTGCGAAAGATGAAGACGAAGATACCACTACAGTCAAACCTGTAGAAGACGACACGGAACGTAATTCAGCTGTATCTGATGCGAAATTACCAATTACAACGTATGGATTCGTTGTCGTGAATTGAGAACCATTAATTACTTGGAATGTCGTCTGACCACCCTGTTGGTCACCAATAAGGTAAGATGTGAAGATAGACTCAAAGAAATTCTGAATTGTGAGCGTATTTCCTGTGTTGTGGTCTACTTTTAAGAGAGGAATCATATTTATATTATATACTATTATTGGTTATTTGTCAAATCAGAAGAAGAATCCTGTATTCGTTACGCCAGTACTCGGTGAAATAGAAGCGATACAAATAACTAGAACATCTGATGGAATATTTGATGTGTATGTTGATGTCACGCTGCCAGCTGGAGTTTTTGGTCCGTTGTCGAACAAGATAGTTTTATTTGCCATGCTTCTTGTTGTTCCAGATGATATTCTTGTCAACGTTGAGCCTAATGAAACACCACCAAATGCTACAACGAAGCAATTATCTGCAATTGTTGTAACATTTTGTCCGACTTCATCAATTAAAACGTCAGACGCATTAGATGTCGCATCAGGTTGCCCTGTTTGTTTTGCCCCAGAATAACATGCTGATATAGCGTTTATTGTAGTAGAACCAGAAGGTGTTATAACAACATTGTTAGTACCACTTGAAGGAGCAACTAGATAATACAAATAACCACTTATACCAGACGTATTGCTTGTAGCTAACGTCATCGAAACTCCATTATAAGTAACAGAAGTCACCGTTCCAGACCCAAGAGTGAATCCAACTAAAAGTATATCAGCCCCAGTACAGTCCGTAGAGAGAGTTAAACTCGTAGATGTTGCTGTTCCAGTATTTCCAGTTACGTAAGCTAATGCCATATTATGCGGTACCGACTATTCTCCATTTATTCGTTACTGCGTTCCATACAAATCTAGCATCCAATCTATTAGTTGATACTGTTGTGGTTGGAAGAGCAACTGTGGAAGCCTCAAAAGACGCTCCCCAAGTTATAGCTCGTGCAGCGGTACCTGTTATTGCTATCCATAGTGTCTGACCATCTGTAGGCGTACCTGATAAGTTGGTCGTGAAGGAAGTAATGTCTACAGTTTGGGCTGTGATGGAGTAGAAGTCTACATTGTCTGTGTTGATTGTAGGGGTAGCTGATGAAGTAGTCGTTCCAGTTCGTGGCGTTATACGTTTATTAGTTAGAGTATTCGTACTTGAAATAGAAGGAATTACAACTCCTTCTACAGCGATAACTCCAGCAGCTGACCTTGAGAGAGTGGTGTCAGAAGCTGCTCCTAACTCAATCGTTGTGAATTGAGGGGCTGTGAGTGACGTGAGTATTGCCGTACCACCAACCGTTGGCATGTTCGTGCTTTCAATGTTTGTAGCCCAGACCTTAGCGGTTCTATTGGTTGTGTCACCAATATCTCCGTCTATTCGTACTTCACCAGCGTCAAACCATGCTGAATATACGTTAGTAGGAGACGCTGTGCCAGTTGGTGCACCTTCTACATACAAAGTGACTGCGTTAGTTGTTGCGCCAGCACCATTTGTAATAATTGGTGAACGAATTGCAAGGTTAGCAATAAGGGCATGAGTTCCAGAAGCAGCCTCTGTGAAAGTAGACTGTCTTAGAAGTGTTCCAGCTGCATTGAAATCAGCCGTCAATGTTGCTGTTATACCTCCTGTACCAAGTTGATAAAATGTACTCGTAGAGCCAAATAACTGTCCAGCTGCGGCTGTTGTTGTTGTCTGTGAAGATGAACCAGCAAGAACTCCTGCGGTTGGTTGTACTGATGCTGCCACAATAGTTCCAGATGAGATTGTTACGGCTGAATTTTTAACAAGTTTACCCGAAGTGCCATCAAAAACAACAACAGCGTTGTCTGTAGCAGATGCAGGACCTACCACATCACCAGTTCCAGATGGAGTGTATGCTTCCCATGCTGTGCCACCTGCGTTTACACGAACAGATTGACCTGCTGTAGCAGTTACCTCAGTGAGAGTATTTGCAGAGTTCGCTACCCATATTGATAGAGCAGATATTCCAGTTAGACCAGTTCCTCCATAACCTGTAGTAATTGGGTCACTCTGCCATGTTCCTGTTGAGATAAGTCCTAGAGTGGTTATATTGGAAGTACCAGCCCAAGATGAAAGAGCTGTGTCTTCTACGTTACTGAGAGCTAGAATAGTTTTTACAGTAGAAGCAGATAGTACCTCAACTACACCAGTTCCTGCGGTATCACGACCAAGAATAGAAGCTGTAGTTATATTAGCCATCTTAGCTAAAGTAACAGCTGAGTTATCAATAGTCCATGTAGCACCAGAAGAAGATACTGTTATGTCACCTTTATCACCGTCAGATAATGTTCCTACAGTTGCGTATTCAAGTGCCGTACCTCCTGCATTTACACGAATAACTTGAAGTGCTGAACCCAAAGATGATAGTCCTGTACCACCTAAAGCCACAGGAAGTGGCGTTGCTAGTATCCCTTGTGTAAAAGCTGATGGCATCTTATTTGTTTGGTAGATTAGCTTGTAATGATTTTATCACCCAATTTCTGAGATATTTGAATGACTCTGTACCCCAGAAAGCACCGAGAGCTGTGAATACTGTCGCTTGTTCTGGATATGTTACAACACCTATCTGGTGAAATATAAAGCCAAAGAACACGCAGACGAATGTATCAGATAAGAAGTTTATCCAACCCTTCCAACCGTTCTTGTTTACTTCTGTTAAAGCGTGAGATAGTGCACCACCAAGAGCAGCAGCCACTACTATAATTGTCTGTTTAAAACCAAGGATTGTTGTGAAGATAGGATGTTCCATATATTACATAAACCACATTGCTTGAGGGGTGAAGGTCACTGCGGCAGCTGGTGTTTTAATTGTTACATGATTACTTGCTGTTATCGCTACTTGTTCTAACATGTCTATTTTCATAGTTTATTTCCTAGCTTCTATTTCTGCTTCATTAGCTTCTTGTGTTATTTGCTCGATGAGTGCTTTACGTTCCTCTATCTTGCCTTCGTCTGCAAGTTTCTTGAGTTGCTTCTCATGTTTCTTCCCTACTTTTTCACGAGCCTTTTCTATCTTGTCGTTTTTCATTTGGGTAAGCGCAAAAGCGCTCTCTTCTACGTATCTATCTTTAATCCATTCGATTTCTTCTTGTGTTAATTCCATATTATTATCCTATTTTATAAACCCAGAATTGCGTGCCGTTAAGCCCCGATGTTGAAGTTTGGGAACTTCCAAAGTATCCTAATAGTTCTACATAATCACCTGCTGTCAAACTATATATGGTACTTGTATGCCCACCGTTTTGAACACTAGACGCAGCGTTACCATTAGCATTCGTACCAATAAGAGTCGTACCATTTAGCCTCACTTGCGCACCACCATTGGCGTTCCCGTCAGTTGTACAGAGCCCACCGATTAGGTAATAATCTGTCGTTGGAATTGTAATTCTGGTGTTATTTGTTGCATTGTCGTGCATTGTGTCTGTGTCAAAACTTTCAGTATCAAATGTTAGTGCTGTGTATGTAGTACCAACTGTTTGACCAGATGACTTATAAACTCGACAACCTACAAATGAACCACCACCTCCAGCAACACCTCTCCATGTGTTTGTTGCAGTATCGTATGCTAAAACATACTCGTCTGTCACAGCGGTGAAGTCAACAATCATGTCAGTATCACCAGTCGTAATGGTGAATGTTCTATCAGCAGTCAAGTTACTCCCTGGCTTGATTATGAGGTCATGCGTGGCATTTGTGTCTAGTATGTGAAGACCTGTATTTGGCACAGTAAGAATATCAGTCACTGATACTGGTGTGCCTGTTGCAAATGTATATCCTCCTGTGTCTGTTAAAATCATAAGTCAGTTTGTACGATAGTTTTAATCGCTTCCTCCTTTTCCCAGCGTAGAATGTTTGCCTTTGTACCTTCCATGATTGAAGCCATGAAGTTTCCAAAAGCTACACCCATAGTCTGAGGAGAGCGTGGGAGTGTCTGTCCGAATGTTGGACTGTCTACCACCTCATCTTTTGGTGCGTATTGTGCCCAGACCCAATTAAGGAAGCGTGCCTCTTGTGAGGAGTCCCACACTTTACCTGCTTTTGTTATTGTTCCTGCTGTTGCGTCGAATGATATTGTTATTTGTGCCATATATTTTTATATTCCTTGACCACCTGATAATTCACCACCCCAGTTAATGTTTGTGGCAGCGATTCCTGTTACTTGAATAACCGCACCTCCATTTGTGGTGTCGGCGATTACATCTACCACTGCCGTACTGAGGGCAGCGGATACTCCGAAGGCTTGTACTGTTGTCGTTCCGATAAGTGCTGTAGCGGCTGCGTTTGCTCCTCGATACATTGTTCCTCTAACCTCCCAATATCCCGCGTTAGAGCCTGAAATAGCCCACACTTTAGCTGTGAAGCCGTATACAGAACTATTTGGAAGCACCATTATGTTTGTAGCTCCTGCTGCACCTGCGTCTGCCGTTAGAACTGCTGGCGTTGCGTCTGTTGTTGCTTTTCGTACTACTTGTCCTATTACTTGAGCATCTCCGTCTGCTGCGAATCTTCCATTTGCATAAGCATAAGCACCAATAAGACCTCTCGTTGTTCCGTAGTTTCCACCGGGAATCCAACCGTCTACACCAGATGATGTATTATTTCTACCACCAGAAAGTGTACTCGTACTTGCGCTTGCTACATGGGTAGCTGAGCCACGAGATTTCTGCCAATCGACAGAGTTTGCTCCACGAGCATTTCCTCCACCAGTACCAGAGTCTGGCACTTGAGCTGAAATAGCACCTGTTCCACTAGGAGTAAGGGCAAGGTTTAGATTGTCCCCACCTGTTCCTGCGGTTTCTGCGGCGAGTTGTAGCCAATTTGATGTAGCCGTTCCGTTAAGTGAAAGACGTTCGTAGTTAGAAGCGTCTGTGTATGTTTTGTAGACACGGAAGGATTGAGAGTTTGTTGTTGCTCGCTGTGCAAGCGCGCCAGAAGCATCACGGTCAATGTATGTGTCAGGAGTGAAGTAGTTTGAACCAAAAGATATACCATAGAGCATGTTTGGGATACCTGTGCCTGTTGACACTGAGATACTGGCCTTTCCGTCATAACCAAGTAAACGAGTCCAACCAGCAGAAAAGTCCATTCCGCCTAAGCTGCCCGCGCCTATGTTTGTGTATCTTAGAGCCTGAGTAATTCCTGTCTTACCTACCGCAAACTTTGTACTACCACCTTCTTGAATATCCATTAAAAGAGAGGCGGCTGCACTTGCTGTACTTGTTACATTGAACTTAAGTCCAGTAAATGTTATTCCTGCCGCGTTCCATGTCTGTGAAAGGTTGAGAATTGGATTTGAGGTTGTGACTGTTGCACCTGTAACAGTAAGAGAGCGGTTTGTGTCGTCCCATGAAGTACCTGCCATTGTGTAAGGAGCTACACCTGCACCACCTCCTGCTACGATAGCGTTTGCTGCGAGAGCCGCACTACTAGCCCATGTAGAAGCTGATGAGAAGTAAGGGATACCACCTGACGTTCCTGCTACTGTGAGAGCTAAAGTTCCTGATGTTGTGATAGGAGAACCAGAAACTGAGATAAGACCACCTGTGAATGATTGAGCTACACTTGTAACAGTTCCTGTTCCAGCTGTTGCAATTACAAGTCCTCGTCTTACAGAGAAGAATGCTTTAGCAGCGGATGTTATTACCGTTAAGAGAGGAATAGAAATTTGTCCTACAGTAGAAGGTTCAGTTGAAGTGAGTGCTCCAGCTGAACTTGCAGAGAGGAAGAATACTGTCCCAGCGGTTGCTGTAGGTACTCCTGTAGTGATGTATCCTTCTGTCGTAACGGTGAAGTTGTTAGCATCAGTAACTACCGTTACAATACCAATTACCTCTGCATTAGCGGCAGAGTCAGCTTGAGCCTTAGTGAATTGACCTGCTGTTCCACTAGAGCGTACAATGTCTCCTACGGATAATCCATGAGCAGTTTGAGCAACTGTAAAGACTGTAGCTTCACCTGAACCACCGCCTCCTGAACCATTAGAAGCTGCGGTAATTCTACCCTTAGAGTCTACTGTTAAGTTAGTATTTGTGTAAGAACCTGGAGTTACTGCTGTTGTAGCAAGTGTAGCAGTTACAGAACCAGGACCACTTGCGGTCACATCTCCAGTGAGAGCTGTGATGTAGTTTCCTGTAGCTTGTTTAGCGTTTAACTGTGTTTGAATTGCTG